TAACTCTATCTTGCTCATACTCAAAAAAACTATTCAAAAAGTAACCAGCTTACAATTAAGTAACCTCTTGTTTTATATGTATTTACATATTAACTTTGCACTATCAAAAAGATAGTTATTATCAAATGCAAAGATACTGTTTAATTTAAATTATCGCAATTATGAGTCTATTAAAATTAATGCCGGCGATAAATTCGCCCATGTTTCTGTTGGGAATCTGCAGCACTTTGAAGGGAAACAATTTGTAAAAGAAGCAACTGAGGCCAATTCCTGTGAAATCTCATTTGGCTCTCTCCCTTCAGGAGAATCTGTTCCGTTCTTCCATACCCATGAGAATAACGAAGAGAACTATATTATTCTTTCCGGTTCAGGGAAGTTTCAGGTAAATGATTCTGTTTTTGATATTTCCGAAGGTTCGGTGGTTCGTGTTTCAACACACTGTGACCGTTGCTTGAAATGTACCTCAGATGCACCAATGCTATATCTCTGTATTCAAGCCAAAGAAAACAGTCTCGGAGGTTACACATTGGACGATGCAGCCATTACCGAGCGAGTGAGCCTTCTATAGGGATGCTAAGTCAGTTTCATTTATTATTTGCTATACTATGAGCTGATAAAAATAAAAGGGTATTGAACTTATGTCGATACCCTTTTTTATTTTTGACTAAAAAAACTAAACTAAGCTAAGCAGAATTTATATATAAGGTGCAAATTACAGAAGTAATTTACTTGTCTGTTAGAAAGGATTCTTGTTTTAGTTGAGTCAAATCCATTCCACCTTTTTCATGCAGTACGTTCCATACGGCATCTGCATGTGTGCCAATCAAACTAATGTCCATATTGAAGATGTATTCTAAAAACGATGCAAAGGTAGTGCTTTTCGTGCTGATTTACAAGCAAAAAACGGGGTTGTTTGATGTTTGTTTGAAGTACATTGCGTATCTTTGTGCGTTTTTAAAGAATCTAGAAATGACGAAAGCAGAATTATGTAAGAGTATATCCGCAAAGACCGGATGTGATGCCCAAACCGTACTGGCAGTAGTGGAGAGTTTGATGGTGGAAGTGAAGGAATCGCTGGAAAAGGGAGAGAATGTTTATCTACGTGGCTTCGGCAGTTTTATTGTGAAGCAGCGTGCGGAAAAGACGGCGCGTAACATCTCCAAGAATACCACCGTGATTGTGCCGGCTCACAACATCCCGGCATTCAAACCTGCCAAAGAATTTGTGAAGCTGGTGAGCAAACTGGAGGATTAATGGCTGTTTGCAAAGGATAACCATAAAAGCGAGTCAGAAAACGGCTCTCTTTTATGGTTTTTTCTTACATGGGCATTTGCACTACTTTATTTCAACAGCTTCCAGTAGCCGGCTTTGGTCGGACCAATATGCTCTACAACATGTTTCAATTCTTCGATGTCGCGATGAATGGTACGCGCATTGACACCTAACTTGTCTGCCATTTCCTCCATTGTAATCCTCGAATTCTTCCTGATCAACGAGACTATCGCTTGATGGCGCTTATTCTTTTTAGAATTTTCTTTCTTGTCTGTCGGCTTTTCAAGAGAAATATTCAAATCGTCTTCATCGTTAGTGGAAATGGTTTCTTGGGACATTTGTCCGTTTCTTGGGACATTTTCCGCAGTTTCTTGGGACATTTTCTCATTTCTTGGGACATTTTCCACGGTTTCTTGGGACATTTCCATATAGGTAATGGAAAAGATGAACTGCGAGCCGTTGACGATTTCCACTTTGTAGTCGGGATAGTACAAGGGGGCATAGCGCAAGATATTACGGGTACCGGAGCCCATATCTTCCACCCAGGACAACTCATGGAACACGCGCACCAGCAGCGGATTCTTGGTGTAGTTGCTCAATTCCTGCAGTGTGAGTTCGCCTTCGGGAATCTCCGGAAGCAGACGAGTGGGGTTCTTCGTGATTACCCGGTCTTTGAACACATGATAGAAGCAGGCATAACCTGTACTGAAATCACTGTGTACGCAAAGGTTGGCCACAATTTCACGGAAGAGGTCCCAGCGCAGGTCTTCCCGTTGGGTAGTCCCTTCTGGCAAGTAGAACTTGTTCGGCAGGTAGCGTTCCGTAAACTGCGTCAGTCGGTCATAGACCTTGATCAGGTTACAGCGCATGGTGATGCGATCGTCGTACCGACTGGGGAAACGCTTGATGTCATTGTATTCCTCGTAGGTACACATGTGAAACAGCGCCTCGAAGCGGTAACGGGGCATATACTCTTCAATGGCTTCTTCCTTGCCAAACAGAATGAGTGCAGCATACTTCAACTTCAGTTTTCCGGTTTCCCTTTCTTTCTTGGCCAGACGGGTATGAAGCAGTATATCTTCATCTGTCAGCTGCAGCCAGGGATGGTTCGGCTTGATGACTGCCAGGATATTACGGCAATACTGGAAAGTATCACTGTCCAGATCTTCCAGTGTCAGTTCTTCTACAATCCTTTCTTCAAAAAGATGCGGATTCTTTCGTTCAAAGAGCGAAAGCAGCAATTCCGGCTGGTCGGTCACATCAATGTCTGCATCTCCATTGCGGTCCCAGTATTTCCCCTTGTAGCGGTAAACGTATTGTCCGCAAGGAATGTCCAGATACAGGACCACCTTCCCCTCAACGGTCAGTATTTGCGGTGTGAAGTAGGGACAGGGCAAGAACAAATCCGGATTCTTGATGGCGGTAATGATATTCCCCTGCAGGGTGGTAGCCTTGTCTGGATTTACTCCGGCAATCTCACCATTATCCTTGACTCCCACCAGAATGTGGCCACCACTATGGTTCAGAAAGGAGCAGACGGTTTCATACAATGAATCAGAAATCTGTTCATAGCATGTCTTGTATTCTATTTGAACATTCTCTCCAGCTTGGGAGAGCTTGATAAATTGGTCTTCTCTCATGAGGTTCGGTAACTTGTTTACAGATATATATATTGCATGGTCCTATCATTGAGGCCCAAGATACAAAGATAATTCTATTCCCTGAATCTTCGAAATAAAACGGTCTTTATATCATGGGGGTTAATCCTATCAGTTATCTTATATCTCGGAATCATCTTCACTGTTTTCCGTAATCACTTCCGTTTCCAGATCCAGTCCGAACATCTCCTTGAGTTGCAGGTAGTCGAAGCAAAGCGCTTTGGGGCGGTTCACCTTCGGACTCTGGATAACCTTTCCGTCTTTCACAACCGTCACGCAATCCGGGTTACCACTGGGCAGCAGGATGTAGAAGCGGTCCTGCTTGGTGCCCAGAAAGGCCGGATGGGATTTGAGGTATGACAGAACGGTGGACCAGGACGAACGGTTGGCCGTGATGTTCTGGGTGGAGTTCCGGCTGCTGAACAGCGAAGAGATGGCTGCCATGTTCAGGTAGAGTATCGGACGGGCTTCCATGAACTCCATATCTTCCTTGACATTCATCGGACGGAACTTCTTGAGATAGCGGATGTTGAAGTGTACTTTTTCTGTACACTTTCCGATGGACTGCCAGCCCTGGAGCATGTTCCAGAAGTCGGCCACTTCGGAACTTTCCTGGGCCAGTTCGTTCTGGTTGCGCATGCCGTTGACCGTGGTTTCCAGCATCTGGGCGTAACTAAAGGGAAGATGCAAGGCGGATTCCAGCGTGCGCAGTGTGGCCAACGGAATAATCCAGTTTCCGAAGATACGGTCATGGATGCCTTCCTGTTCCATCTGGATGGCAAGTTCCCGCTTGGTGAGGGAATACATGTCGGGAAAGTTCTTCTCAAACAGCTCCCGATGTTTCAGAATGTCGAGGGTCAAGTGGGTCAGGCCCAGGTTGCAGATGGACTGCAGTTCCTCGTAATGCTTTTTCTCCAGGACGCTGAACGAGGTCTTGGTGTAAGCCAGGAAAAGAACACGGGTATAGAGCGCCATATCCTGCGTCGGCTTTTCCTGCCCGCAGATGACGACTCCCGTGCTGACGATGGTCTGAGAGGCCATGCCGTCCGTGTTGGTGTTCTTCTTGGTCTGGCCGCCACCGCCCCAAAGACCTTTGAGGAAAGCAATCTTGCGCACATCGAGGTCGTTCTTGTATTCGTCAAAAACAACCAGGGTGTTGACCGCCTGCGATACCCGGTCGTTCATGGCCGGAACGGAGGCCACACCCATGTTGGGCGGTTCCACGTCATGGAGGAAGAAGGCCTGCAGGCTGGTGGCCAGCGTGGTCTTACCGGTACCTTTCTCACCGAACAGGTTCAGGATGGGGAAATGCCGGGTGCGTTTATAGACCACGTCCCGGAAGAGGGTGGCAATTAGGTAGCCGAAAGCGATGCGGGAATTGTTGCCAAAGACTTCCGTCAGCTTTTCCACGAAAGAGCGGAGAAGCACGCCGTTGCTCTTTCGGTGCACCATCAGTCGTTCAAATTGGTAGATTTCCGCATTGTCCCGGTAGATTTTAGAAGTGGCGGGAATGTAATAGGCATGGTGGCTGTCATCCTGGATGATGCCCATTTCGTCGGCTTCATGAAAGACACCGTGCTGAAAGATGCCGTTGCCGAACGCAAAGAACTCCTTGCTCTCGTTCCATCCGAGCTTGCGGATTCGCTCGGCCGTCTGGGTGCGGGCATACAGGAACTCCTTGACGTTGTTGAGTTTGTCTATCTTGCCCAGCCATACGTAATTGCCGACCGAACCTATCTTCTGCTGGAAGTTGGAGATGGAGCACATTTCGGATTCTTTCAACTCGATGATGCAGCTGTCCCGAAAGGAATTGAACAGCCGGAACAGGCGGACACCGTTGCATTCGTCATGGATGTGGAACAGGGGTTCCATCCGAAAGTTGGAAAGGCGGATGGGGTCTTCATCATCCTTGCCCAGGCAATAGTAGCAGTTGTTGCGGACAAACAGGTTGAGCTGCCGGAGTGCATCGGTCTCTTCCTGCTGTTTGTCCATCATGGTCGGCTGCTTGGCCCTCTTGGCCTGGTTGCGGGCCTGTGTCACGGCATCCTTCCACAGGCGGGCTTTGCCGTAAATCTTACTCAGCTGCTCGATGCACTGCTCATATACGAACTGGTCCTTTACATAACGCAACAAGTCCGCAATCTGATTGACGCAATTGATTTCCCTGAGCAGTGAACTGGCCGTGGCAAACTGCTTCTCTGCCAGCCAGACGATAAAATGCTTTTCCCTCAGGTTGCGGTAGATTTCTTCGCTCAGAATGTAGCTGTCTGCATCATTCTTGACAAGCACTTCCCGTTGAGCATCTTTTGGAATAGCCCCTTCGTACTTTTCCTGCAGTTCTTCTTCCGTCAGTTCCCGGGTACCGAAGGGCAATTCCTTGACTGTGGCATGGAATCCTTTTCGGATGGCCAGTGTGCCGCATTCCATCACAGCCTTGAATCCGGGACCATATTGGCCTTCCGGAGCCACATCAGAGTCAGGAATGAAACAGAGGGAGGACTTGTAGCGCTTGAGCAGGTTCAGCTGGTTCTCGTTCCAGCTGGTACCCAAAGAGGCCACCGTGTTCTCCAGACCGATGGATTGCAAGCGCAACGCATCAGGAGCGCCTTCCACGATGATGAAATTCTCTGCATCCCTCAATCGAAAGGCGCGGTCGATGCCAAACAGGGTTTCTCCCTTGGTGTAGAGCACGCTGGTGGCGGAATTGATGTACTTGGGGGCATTCGGATTGGCACCGATGTAACGGGCCGTATAGGCAATGATGCGTCCCCACCGGTTCCGTATCGGAATCATGATCCGTTCGCGGAACATGGAGTAACTGGTGCCGTCCTCCTTCCGTTTGAGCATGCCCAGTTCAAACAGCAGTTCCTCTTTCAATCCTTTCTGCTGACAGAAATCGCGGAAGGCGTTGCTGTCTTTCGGGGCATATCCTAATCCGGCCTCTGAGCAAAAGTCTTCCGGCCAGCGGTTGTAGGCATAACACCGGGCATTCCGTGAATCCTCCGTAGTTGCCAGACGAAGGCTGTCCACAAAGAAGGTCTGGAGTATATCCAGTGTAGCCAGAAGGGATTCCTTGTGTTTCTGTTCGGCTACGGCTTCCCCGCTTTGTTCCTCTTCCTTTTCATAATCTACCGGGATTCCGTGCTGCTTGGCCAGAAAATGCACCGCATCGGTGAAGGAGAGGTTTTCTTTCTCCATGATAAACCGGATGCCATCGCCTCCCCGGTTGCAGCCGAAGCAGTGGTACAGGTTCTTGGACAGATTCAACGAGAATGAAGGGGTTTTCTCCGAATGGAACGGACATAGCCCTTTCATGTTGAGTCTGCCGTCACGCGATAGCTTCACGTACGGCTCTACAATGGACTCGATGGGCAATTCCCTGACTTTATCAAGTGTGCCTTCGCTAATCATAGCATGCGGAGTTTGAACCAGCAGTCCAGAATGGATTGCCCAGTGTATTTCAGACGATGGGGATTGTCCGGATTGATGGGCTGTATGTGGCCGTTCATCCGGTATTTACGGAGCGTTTTGTAGCTGACCTCCAAGGCAGCACAAGTCCTTTTGACGGTATAGACACCATGAGGGTCTACTGATGGCTTTGTCTCATTCATTTTTCTTAAAAAACGAGGAGAATACCTACAACATGGCAATCAGATGATAGAATTTCATGGCTATTTCTCTTACTTTCTCATGTCTTTTGGCAGTCTCTTGTACCTACTAATCTATTTCTATGTTCCGTAAGACTACAACTATACTGATGGAACAAAAAAGGTTTATGTATAGTTCAGTTTGATTGCATTGATAACCTTTTCCCTCTTTGTTGATGCTGTTTAGTTCTTATTTTGTATGCTTTACCGTCTTTTTAATACTGGTAATGGATGAAAGAGGCGGGCTTTCAAAGTAATCCTGGGTGGTCTTCTGCAGCATACGAAGGTCGGCGGTCTTGTATTCTACCTTCCCCGGACGCTTGTAGCATACCACCTTTCCCTGACGTCTCCATCGATCTACGTTTCGTCTTCCAAAGAGCTTGTAGGCCTTTCTCTGACTGATGAATTCAGGGTCGTCGTGCGTGTCTTTTAGCGCCTGAACTAGTTTGTTAACCAGGTCATTCAGAAACACATCGTAAGGGACTTCGTGGTCTATAAATTGTATCGAAAACATAATTTTGATAGTTTGGTTCTATAATATGCGTTTCACCTTGATGATGTGGTTTATCCGATCGGTCTTGGTGGTGTATTGACGACTCATGATGGCGCCCAGTTCGGATGCCTGAGTTCGTACACTTTTTAGTTTCTCAATGGGGAAGGAGATTTCGTCACCTACGTTAAGAGCGATGAGCGACGGACGGATTTTTGCCGAAATTTCTACCATAAATCTTGATTATTTAATGATTAATGATTAACTTTGCACTCAAATAATGAGAGCTTTATGCTCGCAAAATAACAAAATAGTGTTTATATAGCCAATATTTGAATGATATTATTTTGATTGAAGCTTAAAATTTAACTATAGACCATGGAAGTTGCAGTAAAAAGTGTGCATATAGGCGAGGCAATAGAGAAACGCCGGCTGGAACTTGACATCAGTAAGTCCGAACTCGGACGTAGAATTGGTGTCTCCCAGCAGCATGTCAACAGAATATTGAAAAGAGATACGATGGAGAGTAAGAAGCTGGTAGACCTATGTCATGCCCTGGACTTTAACTTTTTCACTTTGTTCTGTGAAGTGCCCCCTCAGATCTCGGCTTATCTCGCTGCCGTAACGCTTCATGGTGATGCCAACAATTTTATAGGTGATGCGCAGTTAATCGCTGAGCTGACCGCAGAGCGAGCTAAGGCTGCACAAGCAGAAGAGCGAGTAGCGGAATTGACCGAGAAAGTGGAAATGCAAAAAGAGTATATAGAATCCTTAAAGAATAATTTAGAGGATAAGAATGCTATCATTGAGCTTTTGCGCAAAGGCCAACAATGATGCTACCTTATTATATAATAGTGGTATTTTACATGTTGTTTTAGACTTGGTTTGCTTTTAAGTTGAACCAGTCTCGGTAATTTACTGATAATCATAATATGATTGCTGCCGCAGTTGCTGCAAAAATGCTTGCAAATAGGTTTTTTTGACAAGAAAATTCAACGGGTTTCTTTTCAGTTTTCCAATGAGTTTGAATTTGCTGAAAATCAAAAGCGTTTTAGAGCGGCTCAAGCCGCGGTCGAGGAATAATCTCAACAAAATCAAGGCTTCTTGAAAAGTGTTTGCGATAAGTTTTCCAAGCATAGCTAACCTTGCTGATTTTGAGAAGCTTTTCCGAGCGGCTCAGGCTGCCATTGAAGGCTGATATTTGGCAATATAATGTATTGATAAACAATGCTTTGTGTGGGTTTATAGCACTGAAAACGTGCTGTAGGCCCACATTTGTTTTACCTGCATTCTAAGCACTTTATGTAGGGTTTTGCTTTGGAAGGTTTAGAAATATTTAGTAATTTTGCAATGCCCGGTTTAGAAAGAAGTTTAGAATTTTAATAAACTGTAAATCAAAAATATATGGCTACATTTAAAACTTGTGTGCAGAAACAGCGTAAAGATGGATTCTATCAAGTGTATATACGTGTCACACATCTGAAAAAGAGTATGTATATAAAAACGGATAAATTCGTTAATTCAAAAGGTATAGATACGAATGGCAATATAAGGGATGCTTTTGTCATGAAATTCTGTGTTAATAGAATAGCTGATTATATAGAACGGCTTAACAAAGTAGATATATCCGGTATGACAGTTCATGATATCGTATCTTACTTGAATAAGGGTGAAGATATGTGCTTCTCTCAATACGCTCGTGAATATACTTTTGATATGGCTAGACGTGGACAAAAGAGGAATGCAAGAAATTACGAATTGGCTTATCAGCATCTTGAACGCTATGCTGGAACCAATAAGCTGATGTTCTCTAGATTCACAACAAATTTTATAGACGGATGGATTAAGTCGCTCTCTGAAACTGCGAGGGCAAAGGAAATGTATCCTATATGTATTAGGCAGATTTTCAAGCAAGCAGTATTTGATTATAATGATTATGACAGAGGTATCATTATAATAAAGACTAATCCGTGGCTGAAAGTGAAGATTCCGGCAGCGGATAAACCGGAAAAACGTGCAATTACACCGGAAGAATGCCGGGTCTTCTTTTCGTCACCACTCCCCGAAAGCAAGATGAAGGATTCTCTTCCAGAACTTGGGCGAGATGTAGCCATGATGGTACTATGTCTCGCTGGAATAAATACCGTTGATTTGTATGAGATGAGAAAGGAAAATTATGAAGACGGAATATTGAAGTACCAGAGGGCCAAGACAAAAAAGTCACGTACAGACGGAGCCTATATGGAGATGAGAGTTCCAGCTATTCTGAAACCCGTTATAAACAAATATCTTGCTGAAGAAGGTGATGAACATTTATTCTCATTCTACAAGAGGCATACTACTTCTGACAGTTTTAGTGCTAATGTCAATATTGGGATAAAAAAAATATGTGAGAATATGAATATATCTAAGCCTAATCAGTATTGCGTGTACACCTTCCGGCATACCTGGGGTACGATTGCGCAGAATGATTGCGGTGCGTCCATATCCGATGTGGCTTTTGCCATGAATCATAGTAATGGACATAACATAACACGTGGATATATCAAGATTGATTTTTCTCCAGCATGGGAATTGAATGAAAAGGTAATAGACCTTATTTTCTTTTCCACCCAAAAATCACATAGAGAGCAGCAGGCAGAGGATAGCGGATTGCGGATATCTCCTAAGTATCTTGTCCGGGGAAGCTTGTTTTTTCGAGGGAAGATGCTGCATGAAATAGAAGACATTGGATTCAACAATAAAGAAGAGGTCATCTCCCGACTGTATGAGTACGTGCCGGAAGACATTCCGGAGCGTTCCATGTTGCAGTTCAAGATAGAGAATAGGGATAGGTCTCAAGTGGCAGTATATGAGAGAATGAAGATAAAAGCAAAATGAATTTCCATGAAAATCGTTTGATGGGCCCTTGAACTTATATCCTATTCGTGTGGCAATTGATTGTTTTTATCGGGGAATTGATTAAATTTGCAGTCCCCGAAACAATAGAAGCAACATGAATCCTCTATGAAGGAGTGTAACCCGTAGTCAGTCGGGTTCCGGTATCTATGCCGGTGGGGACACTTCTTTATAGGGGATTCGCCATTTAAAAACTGATATTATGAATCCTTTTAAGAAAGTCGAATTTCGTGACTTTAAAGTGCGTACATGTATATTTTGCGCTGTGGTTAGTTTAGCTTGTTTGTGTGTAGCTATGGTTAAAAAATCTCCAATGTCTTTTGATTGGATGTCTATTCTTGTTGGTATTTTATCACTATTGGTTACTATACTTATCGGCTGGCAGATATTTAATTTTATATATATAAAAGATGAAGTTAAAGAGCAAATAAATAGCAATATAGAGGATTCTTTTAATGATTTAATCCCTATTTTGAAAGGAATGATGGTGCTTGGAGATAGCAAATCTTTTTATAGTGGGAACATGACTCAAGCACTCGATGATAATATGATTGCTCTTGAATCTGTTTTTCAAAGTAAAAATAGCAAGTTAATAGAACCAGCTGTCAATGTGATAATGTGCAACTTGTATGAAATTAAGAAGGATATGGAAGCTTGTAACAAAATCATGATATTTAAAGACCAAAAACCGCGTTATTCAGAATTATTGAAGAAAACTGAACATTATTATACCTCTGAATTAATCTCACTTCTTTCTAAAGCGACAGAAGTTGAGTATAAAAGAGATAATCACCAGAGATTATTCAATGAAGGTAATGATGACTTATTTAAATTAAAAGAAAAAGGGGTAATAAGTTAGTCCCCCATCATTCTATGCGTATAGGGACTTTTCCATTTAGTCTTTTTTGCTTCGTGAAGCAGTATAGTTACAAATGCTGTAATTGCTCCAACAATAACAGTTGCGACTATTAAGAAACACAATATATCTATCATAACCTTTTCTTTTTCACAAAGATAGCGATTTTTTCTTATTCTGCACGAGTTGAGGAGAAAAGTATTCGGTATAATCATTACCTTTGCCGCAAAAATACCAAACCATGGCACAAGAAAGTAAATACTCATACGACGAGGAAAGCGTGAAAGCTATCGTCCATTGGGCACAAACAGCCCAATTGCCCAAGGAAGTGACATTAAGCGAATCGGAACACATCATCGATACTTCCATGTACGTCCACGCCAACATCTGCGACATCAACCAGCACTATCCGGACCCGTTCTACAATCCGGCGATTGACCGGTTATATCGGTTGAAGGAACATATTGGCGAATAATTAGTGAAATCAGCAAGAGAGAAGCGTTAATGAGCGTTTCTCTTTTTCATTTACCATATTTTTTGTAACTTTGTAATGCGTATGATGTTGTACGTTACCAATCCTGACGAAAAGACATGGGAAAATCCTTAACTGTTAAGCAAGAAAACTTCTGCAATTATTACATTGAAAGCGGTAATGCTTCCGAGGCCTATCGTCGTGCTTATTCGTGTGAGAACATGAAAGATGAGACGGTCAATAGAAAAGCTATAGAACTGATGAACAACGGCATGGTTACGGCAAGGGTTAAGGTATTGCAAGAGGAACAAAAAGAGAAGTCTGACATAACTAAAGAGCGTATTTTGCAAGAATTATCTGGCATCGCATTCTCTACCATAGCTGATATGCACAATACTTGGATTGAACGCAAGGAATTTGACCTGCTTTCCAAGAAAGAAAAATCCGCAATAAAAAGTATATCAACTAAGACTCTTAAAAAGAATATTGGTACAAGAGATGAACCAGAAATAGTGGACGTTGAATATGTGAAGATAGAACTATACGATAAGATTAAGGCTATTGAGCGAATTTGTAAAATGCTTGGGTTCGATGCCGCCTCGGAGATAAATGTCAATACTCCCAAACCCATGAGTGTGGAGGAAGCCAAACTACTTATTAAAGGATTATGATTGATGGTAACACATATCTCAGGGCATTCTGCCTATCCGGTACACTCAATTATACAAGGTTCTTTTTCAAGAGTAAAACCGGAAGAAGATTTGTTGTGAACAGGCACCATGAGGTAATATGCAATGCGCTTGACAATGTTATTGCTGGAAAGATAAAGAAACTGATAATCAATATAGCTCCGCGTTATGGGAAGACTGAACTTGCTGTAAAGAACTTCATATCTGAGGGGCTTGCCATAAACCCGGCTTCCAAATTCATACATCTTTCATATTCTGATGACCTTGCTCATGACAATTCCGAAGAGATAAGGGATATTGTCAAATCCGAGGACTACCGCAAATTGTTTCCTTACGTCCAGATAAAGGATGGTTCCGATAGTAAAAAGAAATGGGTAACCACATCCGGAGGAGGAGTATATGCAGTATCTACCGGTGGACAGATAACCGGATTTGGTGCCGGAGAGGTTGATGATATAGGAGACGAAATAGAAGGAATTTCCGTTACTGGGAAATTTGCCGGTGCCGTGGTCATTGATGACCCTATAAAACCGGAAGACGCTCTTTCCGACTTGAAAAGGGAGAAGGTTAACCAGCGTTTTGAAACTACCATCCGTAACCGTGTGAACAGTAGGAATACGCCTATTATTATTATAATGCAGCGTCTTCATGAGAATGATTTGTGCGGCTATCTAATGAAGACCGAACCGGGAGAGTGGACTGTAGTTTCTTTGCCGGTCATTGAATATGATAAGGATGGAAGAGAGATACCTCTCTGGAAATTTAAGCATGAATTAAATGAACTGAATAACCTTCGTAGAATAAATCCTTTCGTGTTCGAAACACAATACATGCAGAACCCTAAGCCGATGGAGGGGCTTATGTATGGCAAGTTTAAAACATACAAGGAAATTCCATATACCAATAGGGCTATACGCAAGAACTATACAGATACCGCTGACACTGGGGAGGATAATCTGTGCTCCATAAACTATATAGATACGGAAATAGGGAACTTTATATTGGATATTGCTTACACCAGCGCTTCTATGGAAGTGACAGAGCCTATGGTAGCTACTATGTTGGCGAAAGATAATATAACCATATCCAACATTGAAAGCAATAATGGCGGCAGGGGATTTGCCCGGAATGTGGAATCACAGTCCCGGATAATGGGAAACAACACTACGGAGATAAGATGGTTCCATCAGTCGGGAAACAAGGAAGTGCGTATATTCACACGCGCAGCAGAAGTCATGAACCTTACTTACATGCCGGAAGGATGGGAGACCTTGTACCCTGAGTTTTATGCGGAGATAAGCGGTTTCAGAAAAAAGGGGAAGAATGCTCACGATGACGGTGCGGACTGTCTTACCGGCTGCGTTGAGAAGCGTGGAGAATTTGATTATGAAAGTTATGATGATATAGATATATACGGGATGAACAGCATTGTGGAGATACACCCTATGATAAACGGGAAATTCGCCTATGTGAAAGCGTATGTTGTGGACGGAACGGTTTATATAGCGGAGGCATATATCGGAAATGCTCTGCCATTGGATGATGTTTCCGCTGTGGTAAAGAATTCAGAAGTGAACATCGAGGCTCCCAATACGATGCTGCATTATGTCAGGGATTATCGCTCTTCTATCGGGGAAGTGTGGGCAAGGCAGGAAAGAGGAAGCAAGTTTCCGTATATTGAATCTTTTAAGGCTTTGGTTGCGGAATTCAAGTTTAAACGTTCTGCGGACATGGAAGGCTTTATGCGAAATCTTATGGACTATGACGGCAAGGACGTGTATGAGGCAATGTATGTCCTTTGCTGTGTTGCGGATAGAGTAAAAAGGAAGGGATTATTAAAAATAGAACATTGATTTCTGTATTACCCCCGTGATTTTTTTGTATAATATTTGAAAGGTATTAAAAATGGAGTATTCATTGCCAGTAATGCGGATGGTGAAGAATCTTAATTAACCTTGAAGCCTTTTTTATATTTTATTTGGAATGTTATTTGGAATAATTCTAAATAATATGTATATTTGCATCCGTAGGGTCACTTACAAGCGTATGAAGTTGTACGCAACCGTATCTAGGACTAAATCACTAATATATGGGAGTGGCCGCATTTATGTGCTGTCACTCCTGCTTTGTATATGGGCATATTTAATCAATTCTGGAAGCCAAAGGAAAGAAAAGCAATTCCAATGCGAGAGAATGTAAACCGCGTGGAAAGGGATGCTGAAGGAAATTACTGGTTCCTTTCAGACTTGTTCGGCCATCACACCAAATGGAAGGCTTATTATGACATGACCGATGACAAGGAAAAGGCAGAGGCGCTTTCCGCTTGTACGCCATTCTTCACTGTAGTGGACAAGATAGGTTCCATGATGTCAAGAGGCGTTCCTTATGTGGTGGATAAGAATGGCAATGAGAAAAGGTTCTATGCTGACATCCGCAATATATTGGATATCCCTAATCCATTACAAACATTCTCCTCATTTGTAAAGCAGATAGAAATCTGCCTTAAGGTGTTCGGGCATTGTCCTATAGTCCTTGTAAGAACCGGAAAGGGAAGTGTGCCAAAGGCTATGTGGATTGTTCCTCCTGAACTGTTCCATATTGTCGGTACCGGAAAGGTATTCCGGCAGTTTGAACTTTCGGAAATTGTTTCAGAGGTTTATATTGATTGGGGAGGAAAACGTCTGAAATTAGAGGATTACGAATATCTTATCATATATGACAGTAATATTCGTATATCCGATGGAATATCTGATATCTTATTCGATTCCGTCTCAGACAGCTTATCCCAACCTATATCCAATTGGGTGGCTTCCATGTCGGCAAGCCATACGCTTCTGGTCAACGGGGGGCCAAAAGGGGTATTGTATAATGACTATACAGACCAGATGGGCAATATGGCTCTTACTTCAGAGGACGAGAAGGACATAAAGGATAGGTTCAAGAGGGACTACGGTCTTGTAAACAAGGAATATCCGATATTGGTCACCCGCCATAAGCTCGGATGGCTTCCTCTTGATTTCAACGCCGACCAGTTGAAGCTTCACGAAGAGGACAAGCGGTGTACAGATAAGATAGCCAATGCCATGGGAATCAACGCTAACCTATTTACAGATGCCAAGTACGACAATCTGGAAAGTGCCGGTAAGAAGGCATACCAAGATGTGATAATTCCCGACAGCATAAAGATAGCTGGATGCCTTACGCGAGCGATATGCCCCGAGGGTGTATTCATAAAGATAGACTTTACGGATGTCGAATGTCTTCAGAACAACAAGGAGACGGAAGCCAATACTCTTGTCAAGGTTGCCGACGCATTACAGAGGTTGCTTGACAAGTCTTTGATTACTCATGACGAGGCGCGTATTGAAGTGGCTAGATATATAGAAATTGACCCAGAAAACCCGAAAGGGGAATATGGAAATCTCCCTGCTATGTCAGACGAAAAAGATAATGAAGATGAAAACAACGGTAAATAAATACAAAGGCAGAATGGGAATGCAGCATAAGCTGTTTTCTATCAATTCCAAGGATGTACAATACGATTCTGAAAGCCGTACAATCAGCGGATATGCAGCAATATTCGGTAACAAGGACAAAGCTGGTGATATATTGCTGAAAGGCTGTTTCGCAAAAAGTATCCGCGAAAGGGGACCAGAAAGTAGCGCTAATGACAAGATTATATTCCTATGGATGCATGATATGTCGGAGCCTCTGGGATTGCCTACCATATTGAGGGAAGATGAAAAGGGGCTTTACTTTGAAGCGCGGATTGATGAGATAGAACTTGGGGATAGAGCTATAAAACAACTTGAATCCGGTACTCTCAATCAGTTTTCTATTGGATATGAGTATGTGTGGGAGAATTGTGAATGGGATTATGAAAGAGAAGCATTTATTGTTCGCGAGGTCAAGTTGTATGAAATATCCGTTGTGTCGATTGGGTGCAATGGAGAGACTGAATATTTGGGACTTAAATCCATAGAGGATTGTGAGGCTGCATACAAGGAACTGAGCGAAGAAGTTGCATCCTTGTCCAAGAATTTGAGTCTGTCTAAACAGCATAGATTGCAGAAAATAATATCCAAAGCAATGTCACTTGCTTCTTTCAGGCCGGAGAATGCCTTTGATGCTCCACCTGCAGGAAAGGGAGCCGACAATGACGGAGGTAGTGAGGAAAAAGAATTGTATAAACTTTTAAAATTAAAATCGGTATGAAATTAGGATTTATGGAGCTTCTGGATACGTCTGGTTTGCCTGAAGAAAGCAAAAAATTCTTCGAGGCTATGGACGAAAAAATGGGAACTGCTCTCGAGGAGCAAGTGAAAGGTTTCCTTATGAATGAAGTGAAATTGGATGAGTTGCGCAAATCCATCAAGGATGCTGCAGATTCTATCAATGAAATCAAGGGCAAGGAATTTCCTGGTATTGACAAAAAGACTTTTGATGAAAAGGTCAATGAGTTGGAGAATGCCATTCTACGTGTAAAGGCAGCTACTGAAATCAGTGGAAATGGAGAAATAAAGGTTAAATCCGTTTATGACCAACTCTACGAGCAGTTGAAGGGGTATATTACGACGGACAAGAAAGGGGTTTCAACCCTTGACCTCAAAGAGGCATGTAAGGCCGCTCCTGGGAACAAACTGGAGGTCAATCTTGTGTTGGATAAAAAAGGAACTGCTGCAACTATTGCATCCGGTACCTTGGCTCCTCACTATGGGGTTGAAATTGACCCAAATTTGTCGGTCAATCCCAGAGCGCAGACAGTCATAAGGAATTATGCAAACGTGTCCAGCACGAATAGCCGTTCCCTGATTTACGCTGAATATGTGAGCAAGGACGGTGATGCCGCATGGGTTCCGGAAGGAGGACTTAAACCTCTTATGGATGCTACATTGGCAGAAAAGACTGTGACCGCTGCAAAAATAGCCATTGCCGCAAAATTCACAGAAGAAACATTGACGGATTTCCCCAGCTTCGTTAATGAAGTTCAAAGCGAAATGATAAACAAGCTTGGAATCAAGGAGGAGCAAGGTATTCTGGACGGAAAAGGGTCTGACGGAGAAATCAAGGGTGTAGCCGCAGACATGCCGGCATTCTCATTGACAGGTTTCAATGTAGAGAAAGCAAACATGTTTGATGCTCTCGTTGCCTCATATTCACAGATTGTCTCTGCAAGCGAAATGGCTTATCGCCCGAACCTTGTGTTGATGAACCCGTTGGATTATGCGGCAATGCAGTTGACCAAGGATACAAACGGCCAGTATCTCCGTCCTTTCCGATATGGAGATGAACTGATTCAAGGGTTGCGTATAGAGACTACTACTGCTGTAGAGCAGGGAGACTTTATTATGGGAGACTTTTCGTATCTGAATATACGTGACCTTTGGGCATTGTCAATGTCCGTCGGTTGGGAAAATGACGATTTCCGTAAGAATATCGTTACCGTATTGGCTGAAAAACGATTGATGTGTTACATCAAGTCACAGTATAAGACTGCATTCGTGAAAGATAAGTTTGCTACGGTAATTGAAGGGATAACTCCGGCTGAACCGGGTGTAGGTGGATAAACGATAAATATAATATGACTATGGGAAAAGAATATAAAATGAATTTGACCAAGCGTTACGAAGTGACGTTTGTAAAGGATGGGACACAATACAAGTCCGGCGATAAAGTATCAGTAGGAATGCCTCTTGCAAGCAGATTTTATGCAGAAGGAAAGATTGAAGTATCAAGTGAACTGCTGAATGACGCCAAGGCATTAGGTTGCGAAGAACTTTTCACCAAACGTAAAAGGAAAGAGACTGTATGATAATTGACTGCACATATTTCACTGGGTTATTGAGTGTCGGGATAGGTCCCGACACTGGAGCTCCTTCTGTAACCAGAGAAGCGGAAAAGGACCGGATAAACACTTATATTGATATATATGAAATTGAATATCTGAATAATATTCTTGGTGATGATGTGTGCAGTGAATTTGTCTCCTATCTTGAATCTCATAAAGATAGTGTTGAAAAATGGGAAAAGTTGTACGCTTTGTTATCAGAGAAGTATAGCCCTATAGCGTGCTATGTGTTCTTTAAATACATATCAGAAGGAAACTATAGTGTGACAAGTGTAGGGACGGTGACTTCTTCGGATGAGGATGCAGTTTCCCCTATGGTGTTGCAGATAAGAGCTTGGAATGATATGGTGAATATGAACAAAAGGGTCTATGAGCTGCTTCAATCCGTAGAATACAAAGGTGTTTGCTTTAATCCTTGCATGTTACGTAAGATAAACATTATGGGAATATGAAATCAGTAAACAAGATTTTTGAAGATGTGGTTAGGCGTGTTGCCGTCAAATACGGAAAGAATGTTTCGTACTTGTTTGGAGATTGGTCATACATAAGCAACCAGCTTACAGTCTGGAACCAGTCGCCCAAAACCAGTCCATTGAAATTCCCTATAGTTTGTCTGTATTCTCCTTTTGTGGAGGATAGGACAGAAGCAGAGACAAGGGCATCCCTTGATTTTATCATTATGGTAAACACCCTGAAAACCTACACGAATGAAGAGAGGGAAAAGACTTCGTTTGAGCAGGTGCTTCGCCCTATTTATCAACTTTTCATTGATGAAATAAGGAAGGATTCTTCCATTAAAAGCAATTATAATGGGATAATTCCTCATTCTTATTCAGAAAACTACCGGTATGGGCGTGTTGGTGTGATAGGGGAAGACGGAAAGCCTTTCCATGATTTTATCGACGCTATCGAAATTAAAGAAATGAATCTAACTTTTAAAGAAACAAAGTGCTATGGCAACAGATTATAGAAAATGTCCGGGACTTGCAACGTTTAATACGGGTAATTCCGTTTGTGTGCTTGACCCGGGAAAGATAAAGGCCATTATATTGACCATTCACGGTCATAAATTGCCGAGAGAGAAGACTGCGGAAGCTATTGAGGCCGCTTGTCATGCCGACAGACCGGACCGGATATTCCCTATCAAGACGATTGTGGAATATGCGCCTTCCGGTGGAGAGGCTCAAACGTCAGCAACCGGTTATGGACCGACGAAGGTGACAAGTTATTCAGCTAAAAATGACGTATGGACCTTGCAGGATTATGATGCCAGTTTGAAAGCCAATCTGATGGCTGCAAAGAACGTGGCATTCGATGCCTATTTTGTGGACGAGAACAATATCGTCTATGGAATGAACGATGGTACTGATGAACTTGCCGGAATACCATTGTCCGGTGTATATCCCGGAGGCCAGGATTGGGACTCTTCTGGAACGGAAGCAAATCTTACGGTTGCCACGATGTTCAAGGATTACGAGAAGTATATCAAAAATGCCGATGTTTCAGCCTATGACTTTGATGTGGTTGAAGCATTAAAGGGACTTGTATATGTGGACTTGAAATCTGCGGAATCAGGGAAATATAAGCTGGTTGAACATTTTGGCAAGCTTGACATTACGGAATATTACGGAGCTCTGTTACAGACAAATGCGGAAACAGCCCTTCCGGACGCTTCCGGTGTATCTTATGCTGACGGCGTCATATCCGCTACGGGTACGGTAAAACTTGCAAAGCCTTCTGTTTTGCAGGGTGTGGGTATAACTGGAATTGAGTCCTGGTCATGAAAGTGGAAGGCGTTACTTTTAATGAAAGGCTTGTACGTAAGATGAAAAAGAAGGAGTTTGTTGATATACATAAAAAGGTCTTTTTCCTTGACCGTACTGCCGAGGATAGGGAAAGTCTGCTTTCTGATATATATGACAGGATATGTGATGCCACCCCTCGCATCAGGAATGTGGATTCTGTTTTGTAATATGTTTGTTAGGGGCGTTCATTCGCCCCTAAATTGTTATTAGGTATGGCTAGTATAATAGAGGCTGAGAGAAACTTTGATGAGCTTGTGGCAGGATTTGAGCCCATGATACGTGATATAATGGCTGCCCAGAAAAAAGAGGTGCAGGTATATATCACGGAGCAATTGTATTCCGGTATAAACGGCAATGACAAGCCTTTGCGCCCGACTTACTTGAATGACCCTTATTTCAAAAACAAGGAATCCGGTAGTTGGTATAAGAATGCCCGTGGCTATATGATATGGAAAAAGGGGATAACACCTCCGTATGCCTCTTCGTGGCTTGGAATTCCCAGACGTTCTCCGGAAACTCCGAATCTGATAATCAGAGGCGATTTTCATAATTCTATTACAGCGGTACCATTTGATAAAGGTCTTAGGATAGAAAGTGTAGGAGTCAGCTTCAGCGGAGACATAGAGCGCAAGTACGGGCAGGCGATATATAAGGTAGGGTCTTATGCTAGGAAGCATTTTATCGAGAAATATGTGAAAAAAGGCATTGCCAATTATTTCAGAAAGTTCGGTGTGGAATGAGCTGTATGTGTGAAAACCGGAAGAGGATGGAGGACATTGGGCGAATGAGGTCTCTTGCGAAAAAAGCCGCCATGATGGAGGGAAAGGTTTACGTTCTCTATGAGAATGACGGTATATTCGGCTTTGTTCCAGAAGGAGTTGAATATAAAGGTGCATTTATTGAATATGTGTGGTTTATATAAAAAAATCATTTGCATTTAATTTATTTACAATTTAGAATGTTTCTAAATAATAATTATCTTTGTAATAGCGTGTAAAGTTGCACGCAACCCAAATCAGTACGTTATGGCGAATGAATTTAAGATTACCGATGTAGTAGATGACAAAGCATTTACTCAACTTGGAAAATTGAAAACGGAATTAAAGGAAACTACTACCCTTTATTCAAGTCTTGTAGTGAACATTGCAAGAGCATCTAAATCCAATCCAAAGACTTTTGATGAATTATCCGACAAGGCAAGCAACTTTAAATCGTCGGTAGATAAATTAAATTCTACACAAGAGAAGATGAATTTAATACAGGCAAGGCAATTGGCAATACTGCGCCAAGTGTCCCAGCAGCTTAATTCCATGTCTTCCTTGTCTAAATTGAATGTCCTCTTTGAACAGTTTACCAAGAATGTGAAGAATGCGAACGATATGCTGCAATCTCTTTCTTCCACCTCCAACAATGTTGCCGCATCGCAGGATAATGCGGCAAAAAGCACCCAGAATGCGAGCAATACTATAAATCAAGCCTCAGTGCAGTTGCAGACTGCGAATGTCAATTATTCAACTATTATTGATACTATACAAGGATACGACAGTGTTGTAACCAAATTGACGGCAGACACTATTGCCAATAAGGAGGAGATGAATAAGATAATCTCCGACATTAATAAGCTGGCTAAAGAATATCGCCAGGGTAAAATGTCTCTTACTGAATACACAGAACAAGCGGCTTTACTAAAACAACGCCATATTGAACTTATGGCACAAAACCAGCAGAACACAGCTTTGATAAAAAATCATTCTAATGCAATTATCAGTGCATCCGGCAGTTATTATGAGATGAATGCTGCCATGTTGGAGCTACAGAAGCGGTATAAGGCATTGTCTGAGGAACAAAGAAACAGCCCGATGGGAGAGAGCTTGATAAAACAAGCCAATGCTTTGAATGACAAGTTGAAGGAGATAGATGCCAAATTTGGAAATTACCAACGCAATGTGGGTAATTATGCGTCTTCGTGGAACGGGTTAAATGTGCAGACCCAACAGCTTATTCGCGAGCTCCCTTCATTAACAATGAGTTTTAATCAGTTTTTCTTAGCCATCTCCAACAACTTGCCCATGTTTGCGGACGAACTTAAGCGTGCCACTGATGAATTTAAGCGCATGAAAGCTGAAGGACAAACAGCGGTGCCGGTTTGGAAGCAATTGCTTGGAAGTCTATTCTCATGGCAATCAGCATTAGTAATTGGTATTACACTATTGTCTGCCTATGGTGATGAAATCATTGATTGGGTTACAAGTCTGTTTAAAGGTGAAGAGGAGGTGAAGAATCTTGTAAATCAGGAAAAGCAATTGGCTGATGCGAGAAATAAAGGGATGTCTAATAGTGTAAAGGAAAGGACTGAATTGGCATTACTTTACAAAGCTACTCAAGATGTATCCCGCTCAATGAAGGAGAGAAATGTTGCAGCGGATGAATTGCAAAGTAAATATCCTGCTTACTTTGAAAATATGTCAAACGAGGAGATTCTTGCGGGAAAGGGGGCAAAGGCATATAAAGAGTTGACCAATTCACTTATCGCTTCTGCACAAGCAAGAGCCATAGAGGATAAGATGGTGGAAAATAGCAGTAAGATGTTAGAATTGGACAATCAAAGAATAGGAGCGTTAGTCAAGCAGGTACAAGAACAACGAATTTTAGATGCTGCAATAAAAGCCCGTGAAAAGGGATATGATTATACTGTTAATGGAGTAGCTATATCTATTGCCGCACAAGAAAAACGTGTTTCAGATGCCGCCAAATCTGCGGCATCTTATGCTGAACAAATTGAAAATTTGAACAAGGCTAATAAAAGTCTTGTAAGTAAAATAAATGTAAATGCTCTTTTGGATAATGACAAGAAAACGTATGAAGAGACCAAAAAGAAAACGGAAGAGTATGCTGAATATATCAAGAAAATTACGGAAGACTTGGAAAAGTCCCGTATAGATATTATTGCTGATGGGAGAAAGAGGGAGATAGCTGAGGTTGAGAAAGAATACAATGACCGTATCAAGGCAATAAAGGGAAATTCCGAAAAGGAGATAGAGCTTCGGACAAATCTTGAGGCCCTTAAAGGGAAGGCCATAGCAGAAATAAATGATAAATATGATAAAGAACTGATTGAGATAGAGAAAAACAATCTTGAAAATCGTTTGGAATCTTTTGGGGAAAATTCGGAAAGAGAGTTGAATGAGCGTCTGAACATACAACTGAAACTTAACGATATGATGCGTGATGCAGAGATTAAGGATGCGGAAAAGAATGGCGAGGATGTGTCTGCTATAATTGACAAGTATGGGAAGCGCCAGAATGATATTGTTATGCGGAATCTTGAGAGCAGATTCGGGTTGATAGAGGATTATACAGACAAAATGATTGACAGACAAGGAACTGCTTCAATAGAGGAATATAATGCCCTTAAAAAGCAGTATTCGAAAGGGGAGATAAGCCGTGAAGATTACGAAAAAAAGGCTTATGAGATAGGTGCCAAATATGCAAAGGCTCGCCTACAGACGATGATAAAGGAGGTTCAGGCAGAAATGGCTCTCCTCGACCCCGATAGTGATAAGTATGCGGATTTGGAGGACCGGCTGGCTAACCTTCAGTCCCAGATTGATGGAATAGACCTTGATACGGCGATAGATAAAAGCGAGAAGGCGAAAGACAAGTTTAAGGAAGCGTTGTCTGACATGAATAGCGCTGCGAGGGATGCATTAGGAGATACTGCCGGTATATTCGAGGGGCTATCAGACATTATGAAAGATGTGGCAGAAGATGGTAAACTCAGTTTTGAGAATCTGGCAAAAAGTGTCATGAAAATAATGGATGGTATAACATCTCTTATGTCTGATGTGTACGATGCGAAAATAGAAAAGATAGAGGAGGAGCAGGATGCCAATGATGAAGCCTACGATAGGGAGATAGAGCGTATTGAATCATTGCAGGAAAGAGGAGCCATCTCTACAGAGGTCGCGGAAGCCCGAAAACGCGCAGCCGAGGATAAGACAAGGTTGAAAGAGGAGGAGCTGGCAAAGAAAAAAGCTGCCCTTCAGGAGAAACAAGCCAAGTGGAATAAAGCTAATTCAATAATACAAGCGGGAATAGCTACCGCATTGGCTATTACCGAAGCTTTACCGAATTTGATTTTAGCTGCAATCGTCGGGACAATGGGGGCCGCGCAGATTGCTATAATTGCATCTCAGCAAATTCCCAAATATGCCAAAGGTACCAAAGACCATCCCGGCGGTCTTGCCATAGTCGGTGACGGTGGAAAGAAGGAAGGTATCATAACAGATAATGGATTATTTGTCACTCCCGACAATCCTACTCTTGTTGATTTGCCGATACATTCCCAGGTAATTCCCGACCTTTCGTTCATATATGATAGGAAAGGGCTCGGTTCTGATTTCCTATTGCTTGAGCAGCAAAAGAAAAACATGGCAGATAGAGGCATTGTGGTTAATGTTGACAATGATTATAGCCGACTGGAGAAGAAGATGGAAGGTAATACCAGACAGTTGCAGAATATCAATAAACTGATGAAAAAGGCCAATAGGAATGCTGAATATAATTGGATTTTAAACAGAGTGTAATGCTATGATGTATACAGAGCTTGATAAGATGCCCTTATCCCGGTTCATAGATGTTTTCTTGGGAGATATGGATAAGGTTGTGATAAGGGGCAGGTACAGTCAAGAGGAGAAAGTAAAAGCCTCCGAAAAGCTGTGCAATGAGTATTTGTCTATAATAGGGGGGAAGTCTGTTGTTTCGCATATAAACAAGCGTAATGAGGTACTGAAGATACACATGCGTATGTGCTGTCTTGAAAGCGCTTCCCGGTTTATTGTGATGGGAGAGTGGGATGAGGTTCGAAATATAATGGCTGCTTTGGGATATTCGTTCAAAAGTGGTGAACACGACAGAATGCGTACCCGTATTGAAAGCGTTATGGCTTCTGACAAATACCGCATTGCCAAGTTGCAGGAGCTTTCCGATAACTCAATGAGTGCTAAAATGGACCGTGAATATTTTACTCGTGAAAGGGTTTCAGTAATGTCTCATGTAAAAATGCACATTGACGAGAATACTTTTTCGGCAAAGGAATATGCATATCTGGTGAGAAACATGTGCGAGGAGATAGACGCAATGATACGTTCAACTAAAAAGAAGTAGCTATGTATTACAAGTGTGAACTGGTGGTAGGAGGGTACTCTTACAATGTGACAGACAATCTGGTGAACTGGGATGATGTGGAAATGTCATTCAAGCGAAATGATTATGATGGAGTGGTAAGAAGTTTTTCTACCAAGTTCCAGTTTTCCAATGGGGCTTATTCTCTTCTTGTGAGCGAGTATCTTAGGAACTATCTAAATTCGTCCGCTTCCGTTATCTTTTATACCCGCAACAATTCATGGTTATGGAACGAGAGATTCAGGTGTGCGCTTGATTTTTCCACTTTTACGGACAACGGCACTACTTGCGAGATTAATGCGGTCGATGACAGTCTTGCAAGCATCATAAAGGCAAAGAAGGGAACGCAATATGAATATCCGGTATCGGAAATAAAGGAAAATGCGCAGTTGAATTATGACCGGATACAGATGACAAGCAAGATTGAGTGGATTCCCACTGGTACTACGGATGATGACGGGAATATGTCGAATACATTTGAATTGAAGGATGGTAAAACGACATCCTATGGGTTTCCGATGTATATAAAAGGTACACCAGAAATAGCCGTAAAAAACATAGTTGAAGTCTATGATGATGAGATGGGAGAAGGTGTGGATATAAATATTAGAAGCACTGGTATGTTTTTTAAAAATATAAGCACACATGGAATTCCTATAAATCTTAGATTGCATTTGGAATTCTCTGCTTCTCTTCAGGAATCTGCTCAGGCCGCTATTCGCCTTTATCAAGAAGGTTTGACTGACCTTCCTTTAATTGAGGAAGTAAATGAAGGTAAAAATACGATAGATTTTTCTTTGGATAAATACCTCATTTTTGGTAATGGCGGTTTTTTGCGTTTGTTTATTAATACCACTTACAATGGGGTTACTATTACACAAACACCGGAAGAAGCTTCAGCCAGCTATATGACAATTGATTTTGTCGAACGTGATGATTCGATAAATATAGATGTTGTTCGTCCCTCTACTATCCTTAACCGCCTATTGTCTTCCATGACCGGCAGTGCGGATGTGGTAGGAGAAATTGCTTCCGGAGTTGATGAGCGTCTTGACAATACAATCATTTTGCCGGCAGAAAGTATACGTGGGCTTGAAAATGCAAAATTGTATACTTCATATACGAAATTTTCCAACTGGATGAAAGCTGAATTCGGTTTTGTACCGGTAATTGGTGGGAACAAGGTTTCATTTGTCCACCGTGATAGTCTGTTCCAGGACAAGGAAATAAAGAATCTGGGTTCCCGGTCTACGGACTTTGAATATTCGGTGAACTCATCATTGATTTACTCCAGATTGAAAGTCGGTTATGACAAGCAGGACTACGACAGTGTAAACGGTCGTGATGAATTCCGTTTTGGCGTTGAATATACTACTGGAACGACACTTACCGACAACACTATGGAGCTTGTCAGTCCATATCGTGCAGATGTATATGGAATTGAGTTTCTTGCGGCTAAACGAGGAGAAGATACAACGGACAGCGACAGTGACAATGATGTATTCATGGTGGGTGCTTCCCTTGACGGTTCTTCGCAGAGGTTTGTTCTTATTCGTGGGGGAAAATATGCCATTTCCGGGGTAATATCCTCTGAAACAATGTTCAATGTGATGTACGCGCAAAAGTACATGATAGAGGCGAACAGAAAGTTTATAGGCTCTTTTTCCTCATTGCTTGATTTCGCTTCTTCTGAGGGAAACAGTAATGTGGTGATAGAGGGCATGAAAGGGACTGATGACATTGAAATTCCGGAGAGATACTTTACGGTGGGGGAATTGTCTGTTAAGACAAGTGATTTGGATGTTCCCGAAGACCTGACTGGATATATAGCCCTGCAAAAGAACGGTAGAACATACAAGGGGTATATAAAGAGTTCGAGCTATAATTATGGAAAGCCTGAAGCTGTCAAGTATTCATTGATTGTAAAAAACATAGAATAAAACTGTTTGTTATTTGGAATAATTCTAAATAATATATATATTTGCATACCGCAAGTGATGTTGCTTGCCACTCATTAAAGGACGAAAAGACATGGTGAAGATAGGAGACGTATGCCCTCTGTTCTTTAATCCTATAAAGGACAAATTTGGGATTGATATTGATTACATCCAGAAATTCCATTCTTCTGACAAGATTCATATTCAGGTATTTTCTACCGGTTCTGAATCCGTGTCTGCAAATCTCAACAACCTTTCTAAAAGCACTTCTTCTGAAATAGCTTTTTCCATTTACGAGCATAACGATTCTGTAACAATGCACTATGCCGTAATTACTAGTCTTGAAGATTCTGTCTATTCTGTTACGATAAATGGAACCACATCGGAGCCGTTTATCGTATGCTCTTCTGATTCTCTTCTTGAGGAAACAACTTTGATACGCTATTCCCATAAGGACAATAATTCTGCATTTGACAATATATTTTGGATTGATGACCAGCAACAAGTATTTGAATTTAGAGTAGAGGCCGGCTTTAAGCCCAACGGATACAATGCCCATGTCGAAAATGAGCAATACCGTAATCAAATGCAAGAGATAGAGGAGTTGTATTCCATTCCTTATGACAGCTTTATACTGACGGTAGGAAACTCCGTGGGAGTTCCTTATTGGTTTGGAAGGCATCTCAACCGGATACTCTGCCTTTCTATGGTTGAAATTGATGGAGCCAAATATGTCCGTTCCGAAGATTCTGTCCCCGAATTATCACAAATTATGGAAGATAGCCAGCTATTTCAGATAAACATGACACTGGAATTGCAGGAAAATGATATTGCAGGAGTAGGGGGAGCTCCGGAAACTGCGTCTTCATCTTCTGTTGTCGGATTCTTCATTGAAAATCCCACTGACGGTCAGATGCTTCAGTACCAAGATTCCAAATCTGCTTTTGTTAACGTAACTACAGTAGAGGTATGACAAGGAAGAGGGTAAATAAGATATTATGGCATGGCAATGACCTGAATGAAGACGGGTCTGCAAAAGCACCGTCTGTTGCATCTTATGCAGGCGCTCTTGATGGGCTTAATCCTGGTGAACTGTATATATGTGATGCGGATGGGGCTCCTACTTTATTTATGGTAACGGACGGTGGAAGGGTTGTACCCATTGGAGGGGTAAATTCAGAAGAGTTGAAAAAGCTTTTCATCCGCAAGGATACCAACGACCGCACCCCCTTCAAGCTGGAAGTCGGCGACAAGCTGACCGCGGAGAAAGGATTGCAGATAAGCAAGAACTTCGTTTCCGGCATTATCGGAGGAAGCGGCGGCTACATCTATCTGGACGAGAACGGGAAGGTTGTCATCGAGACGGACAAGGCTGTATTCCGTGAGGAGCTTATTGTACCTCAGATTACCTTCAACTGCATAGACGTTATATCGGGAGACAAGGCAAACACGTTCGCCTACGGAACGATAAAGACTGTGGATACAGAGAACCGCATCGCCACCCTTGACCTTCTGGAAGGCCAATACGGTACGCTTCATGTGAGTGACATATGCAGGGGTATCTTCCATAACATAGGTGGGGGAAACACCGACAAGGATACGATTGGAGCCAACGGTTTCATAGAGTATTCCGGTTTCGCCACATCCTACTTTACTCCGACCAATATACTGGAGAACGAGGCAGGAATCATGAAGTTCGAGTATGAGCTTCAGGTTGGTACGTCCGTTCATCCGATGCCGGGCATGAACTTCTTCGCATACGGCAACTTCACCGACGAGGACCGCCAGGACATTACATACGAGAACAGATACTACACCCGTCGTATTACCCACGTCAACAATTGGGTGATAGACCCGGAGACGAACATCGAGATGCAGGTAGGAAAGCTCAACGGCCTTTCCATCGGCGGCATGGACTTCTCCGGATATTCGTTCTACGGCAAGAATGTGTACATCTCCGGCACGATAGAGCGCCTGAAGCCCAACGGCACCCCAGCCAAGGACTTGAGCTATGAGGGCGTTTGGGAATCCGGCAGAAAGTATGACTACTACGACAGCGTGACCCATGACGGAAGCACATGGGCCTGCATGAACAAGAACGGTTCGTCAGCTGAGCCGGGCACGAACAATGACTGGCAGAAGATTGCCTCCAAGGGCGACAAGGGTGACCCCGGAGAATCGGCAGTGTTCGCAGACCTCACCAACGAGATGGACAACGTCACCCTTACCAATGACGGCAAGGTTTACCAGGACACGTCGATAAGCACAGTTGTATGGATGAGCTACGGCACCAAGAAGATGACCCTTACCGGAATAACCTGCACGCTCCCTGCCAACGTCACCGAGACGCACGACGTTTCCACCGGAGAGATAACTTTCAGTGTCAAGCAGGGCGTGGCTCTGGACGGCAGGAACCCGATACCCGTCGCGTTGACAGCCACCTATAACGGAAAAGCCTACACCGGGCAGCTCACGTTTACTATGGCAGGTGTCAAGGGCGGTGCCGATGCCGTTCTTTACCGGCTTGTCCCGAGCGTGTCCGCTGTGATAAAGGATGCCAACGGTAATCTCAATGTAACATCCGTATCGTGTACACGGTTGAAGTCTTCGGTTTCCGGAGGCACGGCCGAAACCGGGACGGGCGAACTTAAATACTCCCTTGACGGTGGAGCCGAAGTCTCAATCGGGAACAATGCCGGGGTACCGGTATCAAGCTTCCAGAAGAGCATCAAGTTCATATTCTACGTGGACGGTACAGTAGTGGACGTGGAGACAATACCTCTTGTGGTGGACGGTAAGGATGGTGCTCAAGGCCCTCAAGGTGTTCCCGGTCCTGCCGGAGCTGACGGGAAAACCCTATACACATGGATAAAATATGCCGACGACGCGCAAGGTGGAGGTATAAGCAACAATCCTACCGGAAAAGCGTATATAGGCTTCGCCTACAACAAGGAGACCGCTACGGAAAGTAATGACCCCTCCGACTATACATGGAGCGATATAAAGGGAGAAGACGGTATACCGGGTGCTACCGGTGCCGACGGAAAGACCTATTACACATGGGTTGCCTATTCGGACAATGCGGACGGAACGGGCATGTACCAACAGCCTAAAGACACGACTAAATATATCGGTATAGCCGTCAACAAGGAGACTGCTACAGAAAGTAACAATCCTTCTGACTATACATGGTCAAAATTTAAGGGGGAAGACGGACAGAGCGTGTCTTCGCTCGGCAGATGGCATACCGGGCTTATCGTGCCCAAACTGGGAATCGTCACTATGGGAGGGAGCACCTTCTGCGCGAAGAAGGAGACCGCCAATCCACCGTTATGGACCACCACGACAAATGACGGCAGGCGCATTACCCAGACGCAGGACGGAGGAAGGACTTACGGTTATATTCTGTCCGGTGAATCAAATACGGAGGAATACGACCTGCTTGTCCAGAGCGGAAAGGACGGAAGCGACGGTACCGATTACGAAAGAGTGTTTATCCATACCACGGAGGAAAACCGCCCTTCCACTCCGGAAACCTCACAGACGGATGATTATATCCCTTCCGGCTGGCATGATGACCCCATTGGCGTTTCCGAATCCCTGCCTTTTGAATGGATAAGCGAGAGGAAGAAGAGAAACGGCATATGGAGTAACTTCAGCACACCTGCTCTCTGGGCTAAATATGGATTTGATGGCATTGATGGCGCAGAAGGTGTGGCTGGTACGAGTATTGTATGGAAAGGTGATTTCTCGTCTGCTCCTTCCTCTCCTCAGAACGGTTGGGCGTACAAGAATACGACCGACAAGAAGTCGTATGTATATCAAGACGGCCAGTGGTATCAAATGACCATTGACGGAATTGACGGAAAGAACGGAAAGGACGGACTGAGCATCGTATGGAAAGGCGACCTGCAGTCTCCACCTTCCAATCCTCAAATCAACTGGGCATATAGGGACACCAATAACGGTCGTGTATACATATGGAACGGGACAGCATGGTCGTTGATGGTCGTTGACGGCTCGGACGGTGCTGACGGTGCAGCCGGTTCGAACGGATTGAGCGTGTTCATAACTTACAATGACAGCACTTCCCAGCCTTCTGTTCCTACGGGAAACGGTACTACCGGAGGCTGGCATACGAATGCTACAAGTGGAGCTATATGGATGTCGCAGAAGGTTGCTTCATCCGCAAGTGATGGGACATGGGGCACGCCAATTAAAATCAAAGGTGATAAGGGTGATAGCATAACCTCTATGGGCAGATGGCATACCGGGCTTATCGTGCCCAAGCAAGGAGTTGTCACTATGGGAGGCTCATCATACATAGCCAAGAAGGAGACCACCAATCCACCACTGTGGACTGTTACAACAAGTTCCGGTCAGCGAATCAAGCAGACCCAGGACGGTGGCAAGACATACGGGTACATACTTTCCGGGGAAATGAATTCCGCGGAGTATGATTTGCTTGCTTCAAAGGGTGAAGACGGAAAACCTGGTGCTGACGGGAAACCCGGAGCTGATGGCAAGCCTGGGGAAAAAGGAGAGCAGGGCATCCAAGGCTGCATCATAAGGCATTCCGAATGGGCTGTGGGCGTGACTTACCGCAACGACGAAGCTCTGACAAGCGGCACCCGTTATGTGGATATTGCGATGATAAGGAACAATGCCGCAATCGACGGATGGGATGTCTACAAATGCAACACTACCCATACAAGCTCGGAAAGCAACAAGCCGGGAGTGTCATCGTCCACATGGACCAAGTTAAGCGGTGTAGGTCCTATCTACACGTCCCTCGTCATCGCGAAAAACGCCAGTATTGACTTCATGCAGGGCAACCAGCTGCTTATCAAGAAGGATGACGGTACCGTGACAGCAGGTCTTTCCGGTTCCATAGCGGGGAGCAAGGTGCGTATCTGGGCAGGTTCCGCGACACCGGACAACGCTCCGTTCCGAGTGACTGAGAGCGGTAAGTTTGTCAGTACAGAAGCAGAAGTTGAAGGAAGCATTACCGCAAGGACAATGAACCTAAAGGTGTGTACAAATTCAGACAATGAGTCACCCAATGGCACTATAATCCTTTACCCAAAGAATTTAGGGCCTCTTCCGGAATTGGAAGCTGGCACTTGCCAGGAAATGAAGATGTTGTTCCCGATTGCGACAAGGACTCCCCTTTCCGTAACTTTAACGACTGCATCTGCCAATGTGAAGATTGCGCCTAATGGCTCTATATTGGATTCAGTGTCAAGTTATGATATAGAAGATGCTTACGGGTATCATGAGTTAATCGGATTTAGATATGCCGATGGAGACATAACCTATTGGTGTGTATTTAAAAACTGAAAGAGTATATGAAAGTTTTTTATGAAAGCAAGTTAGCGAAATGGCTGCTGTGGCAGGGCTACAGCACCATCACATTGGGATGCTTCGTCTTCACCAAGAAAAGCAAGGAGGAGATGAAGCAGAGTACGCTTAACCATGAGGCGATTCATGTGCGCCAATGGGAAGAATGTATGATTGCATCGGCTGTGCTGCTGACGGTAATCATGCTGTTTACCGGGTTCAACTTATGGGCGTATCTATTTTGCCCATTGTGGTTTTACCTTCAGTACGGGTTGGAGTATGTGATTTCCTACGTGTATCACTTATGCCGTAACCGGTGTTGGGTAAACGTAGGAAATAAGGCTTATGATAATTCCGCATTCGAGATGGAGGCTTATGCCAATGAGAACATAGACGGTTATCTTGATGTGAGAAAGCCGTTTGAGTTCATTAAGTATTATGGAAAAATATAGGATATAACAAACAACAAGAAAGGAGGAACAACAATGATTTTGCAGGCAGACGGAGGGCACTACCTTACACAGAGTGCGGATGTGCCCATAGATGAAAGGGTGTTCGGGAATACGGCGTATATCAGCGACCCTTCGGAGGCTTCCAAATATCGCCAGGTGTCCGAAGCCGAGAAGGTACGTATGCTCAATGCCGGGACGATATTGGACCCGTCCGACTTGTCGGATGAGTATCTGGACAAGGTGGACACGTTACATGAGATTATTAAGGAGAACATCAACACCGCAGGCTTGACAGTTGAGCAGAGCCTTAAGCATAAGGAGTATTTCCCCAAGTGGGATGACCTAATTGGCAAGACTAAGCCAATCGGATTCATGTTCTCCTACAAAGACACTTTATGTGAGGTAATTCAAGAGCATGAATTTGCCAGCCAGTGGGTACCGGGTATAGGAACAGAATCTCTCTACAAGGTTGTCCAGATTGAAGCGTCCGGCACGAAGAAGGAACCGATAGCCTGGAAGCAGGGAATGGAGCTGTTCAACGGCAAGTATTACACCGACAAGGATGTGCTTTACTTGTGCATCCGTGACAGCGGTATGGGAATGTCTTTTGACCTTGCTGACCTGGTGTCCGGTGGTTTTGTGGAAGTGGTCGAGGAATCTTCCGAAGACACGGTTCTATAACAAGGAAACTTGTTCTTTTTCGGCTTTCCCGATGCCGTTAATTCGGGAATTTATTTAAACAAAAACGAGTTAATTATTTAAATGTTAAATTAGGGTATCATGTTTTTAAAGCGGATGCCCCTTAAA